GGCAGATGGCGAGCTCGCGTTGTCCATTGGCTGTGGGATGGACGAACTCAAGGCGTTCACTCTGAACATCTTCGAGCTGCTGCAGATGCTGCAAGTCTTCAACGACGTCATCACAGACATGCTTCTGCAGTACTACCCCCCCTTGAAGGACGGCGTGAAGGCGTACACGAAGGCCTCGGCAGCACTGGACCAGATGAAGACGGCGATTGAGAACGACGACGACGATCTCCCCCCTGGGGACTTCTCGGGCGATCTGAAGACGCTGGCCGCGGAGATCCCGGTCCCAAACCTGAGCCCGCTGCTCTTCACGCTGTGCCAGTTCCACAACGCCATGGCCCTGCTGTACAACGTCGTGGCCCCTGTGGCGGGTCTCGACGCTGACGCAGAGCTCATCGACCCACCGGATTTGCAGTACCTGGGAGGGTGATTGTCGCACTACGCATGTGGCTGGAGTAGGATGAGACCATGATCGTATCAGCGAGCCAACAGCAGAATGCCTTGTGGCCTGTCCGTCGTGGCAGCAAGGGCTGGACTCGCGGCACGCTGGCCGCCAGGTACAGCAGCGCCCTGCGCTGTCTGATGAACACACTGCGCGGTTCGTTGATCTGGGCGCCCGACTTTGGGACCACGTTGCCCCTGCTGCGCACGCAGCATGTCACGGAGGAGGACGCGGAGCTGGCTCGTGTCGAGCTGTCGATGGCATGCGCCAGGTGGATTCCGGACATCCGCGTCATGTCCGTGACTGTCGATCAGAACCCAAACGACTTCACGGTTACTGTCACGACCGTGTGGGATCTTCCATCGGTGAGCCCCGGTAGCTCCGGCTCTGAGCCCATTCTGAAGAAACAGATCGTAGCCGTGAGGTACTGAGATGTCTGTGCTACCCCTGCTGCCTGATGAGGAGTTCGACTACACGCAGATGGAGCGTTGGGACATGCTGTCCCGACTCCAGACGCTGGCGCATCAAGCAAATCCATACTGGAAAGACTTCTCCACGGTTCACCCGGAGAACTTGCTCCTGGAGTGCATGACGACGCAGGGGTCCATGCTGCGCGGGACGATGGAGGAGCGCGCCCGACAGTGGTTCTGGGGGACGGTCACGGAACGGCAGTCGGCGATCAAGCTAGGCCGTGCGGACAACTTCAAGCTCTCATCCGGGACCGCGCCAACGCTCGACGTCGTGTTGACCTACCCGGGCGGCGTCGTGGCACCGAAGGATGTGCGCATCCCGATCAAGACAACCAACATCCCGTACGGGCTAAGCATCCGCACCAAGGACCCAACCTCGATCAAGCTCTACCACCTGGACTACAACGTCCACGTGGAGGGCTCGGCGAACGTCTGGAAGAATCCACTGACCGGGGAGCTGTATCTGATTCTCTCGGCGGGGCAGCTGTCCATCACAGCTTCGTTCGAGGGGTTTTCAGTTTACAACCCATCGTACGAGAGCAACGAGCAACCCAACCAGGAGCTGCTGCTGGATTCCTACCCCTACATCTCCGGGTCCTCCGTTGTCACTGCCGATGGTCTTCCTTTCGTCAGCTTGGATGACGAGACCTTCTTGGGTCAGAGCCCTGATGCTCGGGTCTTCATCGAGCGCATTGACTCTGAGGGCCGTGGCCGGCTGGTCTTCGGCAACGGCATCAACGGCAAGATCCCACTGGGTATCATAAGCGTCGTGTATCGAGCGGGAGGCGGAACTGACGCGGAGGTCGAGGACGCTGTCGAGTGGTCCATCGACGACGCGGTGTACGATGTCGATGGGAGCGACGTTCAGCTCGTGGCGAGCAATCCCTCCGCGTCGTCATCTGCGACGGACAGCATGACGGTGGATGAGGCCCGAGTACTGGGTCCGCTGTTTGCCCGCACCAAGAGCCGCTCTGTCATCGACGATGACTTCGAGACGGTTGCCACAAGCGTGGCGGGCATCGCCCGTGCGGCAATGATCACCTCAAACCACGACGCTGGAATGGAGGAGGACACTGGGGTTCTGCTCCTAATCGGGCGGGGGGAGAAGCTGACCTCCGGTCGCTACGCCCCGGCGTCCTCCATCACAGCGGCGAAGATCGCTGAGGTCACAGCCAAGTTTGCAGAGGATGCTCTGTACGAGCAGCTCATGGGTTTCTCCGTCACCGTGCTCGCGGTGGACAGCAATCGGTTTCATGACGTCGGCGTGTCTGTGAAAATCTACAAGTCTACGGGGTGGACGGGGGTCTCAGTCAAGACGTCGATCACGAACGCTCTCAAGGACCTCTTCGCTGTGTCCATGGCCAACTTCACGCCAAACTCAGCCATCGACTTTGGGAGCCGACTCAAGGACGCCGACGGGGTGGTGGATCACCTACTGGTGTGGAGCGACGTGTTCAAGTCCGTGCTCAATGCGCCAGGCGTTCGTAAGATCGCATCGGCATCTGACAACCTGTTGCTCAATGGGGCGCACACGGACATCTACATCGATCCGCAGGACTTCCCCCGACTGAACACTGGCAGCATCGCAATCTACGACATGGACAACGGGGGCCTACTGCTGTAGGAAGACACATGGCCGATCCCCTGAACCCATCTTTTGAGACAGCCGGCGCTGCTGCGGGGCAGGCTGACGATTGGACTGAGGGCTGCTCCTCTCCGACAGGCGAGGATGTCGCGATCTTCGACACAGCCGCTGCCGGTGATCGGCCCATGGAGGACTTCGAGACGCAGCACCAGCTCCCGGAGACCGCGCTCGCCACCTACAACGAGGACTCAATCGAGGAGTTCGAGGACACGGATCTGTCGGATGCCCTATTCGATGGCGCCGATACGCAAGAGAGATTCGGAGGCGGTTTCAGACTTCCGGATACGCTTGGCACTTCGTGGAACCAATACTCCAAGACCGTGTTCGATCACACGGACTTGGATGTGGCCATGTTCGATGCCGGCGCCGAAGACCACGAGGACTTCGACAGCGACTTCGATCTCCCAGAGGGGCTCGCCACGCAAGAGGCAAGCCAGAAGTACACGGATGCGCCAGATCCCAATGTCCCGCCCCCGCCGCTCGCCACGCTGGGCACGGCGCTGTTCGACACAGGGGTCAACACGGAAGAGACCTTCGACGACGCGACGGGCTGGGGCACAACCAACGAGATGTACCCGACGGCCAGCAGCCAGGCGATGTTCGACGGCGGAGCCAACCCCCAAGAGGACTACGAGGGCGTGTGGACCTCGGTGATGGTGGAGTGACCCATGGCAGAAGCTGACTGGGAGCGCCTGATCACGAACGCCCTGGACGAGCTGCTTGTCTCGGCGGGCACCACGACTATTGGAACGCCGCCCGACGGAACGAAGTGCATCGGGTATCACATGATCCAGAGCGGGCAAGGGTTCGCTGGGCACATCTGCGCTCTAACCAGCTACACCCCCGTAACGGGGGACAAGGGTGGGTCAATCACGGCGTGCATGCGCAAGTTCGGGCCGGGCGATCATTCTCCTGTTATCTTCTTCGCCGATGGCAAAGACGTTGCCTCGGCACGGGGCTACATTCTGGGCCTGTCCGGCGAGGAGCCCTCACGCATTGTCCTGAAGAAGGGCAATCTGAGCTCTCCGCTCCTGTCCACCGGGGACGACGTGCTCGCTGTGTCGGATGCCGACTTCCCGACCAACCCGTGGATCCAGCTGTCACTCTTCGTCACGGTCAACGCTCACGGCGAGGTGGGGCTAGCTGTCAGGCGCATTGATCCCGTGGATGTAACTCCGCCCATTGGACTCGGGGTGGAAGAGCCGGGCATCGCCACGCTGGTGGACGACAATGGGGGCATCATCTCGGGCTCAGTTCCCCTGGCAGGGCCTTTCTATGTGGGACATGGATGCTACTTCGGTGGGAGTCAGGGACGTAAAGCGCTATTCGACTACACGATCATCGGGCGGCAGACAGCCCCCTAGCAGGAGAAGACCATGGCTCAGGCCGATTGGGCAGCAGTAACCAACCCTCTCGCTTCCGGTGACTGCCGAGAGGGCGTCTCGATGGCGCCCTCGTTCGAGCCGCCAGAGGGTGACTTCGTTTACTTCTTCAACCGCATCGCGGGAACCGTGGCCGGTGTGGCAGCGAAGCGGGTGAACCTCGCCAACTTCAACCCCACAGCGTATGGCAAGGGGGGCTCGCTGTGGTGTTGCATGCGTCGCTGGGGCAGCGGACTCACGGGGATGTACCCCTTCCTCGCGTTCGTTGACAGCCTCGACGTGACGGTGGCCAAGGGGTACATCCTGGCGCTGACCAATGAGTCCGCGTCCCGTCTGATCCTCAAGAAGGGCGGATTGTCCGGGAACCTACTGTCCAACGACACGGGCATGCTGCGGCTGTCAGATCTGGCCTACAACAACAAGTGGGTCAACGCTCGACTGGACTTGATCGTCAACCCCCAGGGCGATGCTGTGTTGAATGTCTACGAGAACGATCTCGACTCGCACGCTCCCGGAGCAGAGGTGTGGACCCCGGTGGACGGGATGGACATGTACGTCGATGACAGCGGTGGGATTCTCACGGGGTCTGTCCCGACGCTGGGCACAACGCCGAATGGGTACTACCTCGTGTACGGGGTGTACTCCACCGGCCAGCTCCTCCGGGCGTGCATGTTCGACTACATCAAAGTTCGGAGACAGCTGACTCCCTAGACGTCCCACACGGAACCCGCCATGGCCACTCCCTACTGGAAATACCCCGGCGTCTTGCAGGGGCGAATAGAACCCCAGCACACCGTCGCGGAAGACGGCAGCTATGTGTTCTGTCTCGGAGAAGACTCCGAGAGCCTCGCCGATCACATGCTTGCGCTGGGTGATGCCATCTCTGTGTCGCAGGACATTGACTTGACGGGCGTGGAGCTGCTGCGCTTCAGGTGGAAGCTGCGAACAGGGGACATGCCTCTACCGCGCGTGCTCGTATCCGCGGGTGCAGCGGACTTCAAGGTTGGCTCCCTCATGGCTGCCGGGGACTCACTGCAAGGAGTGGACATCTCCGTAGCCGGATTCCTGCGCAAAGACCGTGATCGATGGCTCCGGGTTGCGGGCACCGCGAGCAATGACGGCGACTGGCG